ACGCCCCATTCGGTAAGCGGTCGCGCATTCCGCGGAGCAACAAACCCAAAGGCAAACCACGTGGTAAGCCGTTCGCCAAGGGCACGATCAACAACCCACTTGGCCGCCCCAAGCTACCACCCGGCACTCGCGAGGCCTTCCAGGAGATGCTGCCGGCGGCTCTCAACACGCTCCAAGAGGTCTTCACCAACTCAGAGCACCCCCGTCAAGAGCAGGCCGCCGAGTACGTCGTCAACCAAGCCCTTGGGACCGCGCGCCAGTCGATGGATATCAGAAGCCCAGATGGCTCCGTAGGGTCCGGTGGTTACGCCATCAGCGTTAGCTTCCACCACGGGTCTGGGCTCGACCGCACTAAGGTTGTGCACGTCGGGCCTGACGGACAACCGGTTGATGCACCCTCACCCACCCCACCTGAGGTCGAGGAAGAACTCGCCAAAGCTGAGCCCCCGGTCCGCAAGCCAGGGCGCAAGGTCATTAGATGATCACAGCCGAGGTGAACTTCGAGCTCGCGGAGTGGTCCGAAGTTCCGTACGTCGAAGCCGTGCGCTACAAGGTCATGTACGGTGGCCGCGGGTCGGGGAAGTCCTGGGCTGTCGCCCGCATCCTCATTCTCCTCGCGATGCAGTGCAAAATCAAAGTGCTCTGCGCCCGTGAGTTTCAGATGAGCATTAGTGACTCGGTGCACACACTCCTCGATGAGCAAATCCAGCTCCTCGGGCTTTGGGGCTGGGTCGTCGACAAGACCAGTATCCGCTTCGTACCCACGGGCAGCGAGTTCATCTTCGCCGGCCTTTGGCAGAACGTGCAGAAGATTCAGTCGATGGAAGGCATCAACATCTGCTGGGTGGAGGAAGCCCAACGCGTCTCCGACAACAGCTGGAAGGTGCTCATCCCGACCATCCGCAAGGCGTGGACTGGGCCCCACGGTGAGGTTCGCGACGCTGAGATTTGGATGACTCTGAACCCGGTCGAAGAAGAGGACCCGACCGCCCAACGCTTCTTGCTCCACCCACCGCCCAACACGATTCAAATCAAAGTCAACTGGCAGGACAACCCGTGGCTGCCCAAGGTCCTGCGGGACGAAGCTGAGCACCTCCGGCGGACCGACCCCGAGGAGTACTACCACGTCTGGGAGGGTGAGTTCTGGTCGAGGAGTGACGCGCAGATCTTCAAAGGCAAGTGGGTCGTCGACTACTTCACGCCGGGCGAGGACTGGATTGGTCCGTACCACGGCATCGACTTCGGGTTCAGCACCACGCCCACGTGCATCGGCCGGCAGTGGGTGTACAAGGATCGGCTCTACGTGGAGGAGGCCTATGGTGGACTCAATATCGATACTGTTGATCTTCCTGCTCAGCTGGACCGCCTACCGAACAGCAAGGAGCTTAAGTTCCGGTGCGACAGCGCGAGACCGGAAACCATCTCGTTCTTGCACAACGCTGGGTACGACGCTATTGGTGCTGAGAAGGGACAGGGGTCGGTCGAGGATGGCATCTCGTTCCTCAGGTCCTTCGAGAAAATCGTGGTCCACCCGGCAGCCAAGATGGCTGAGCATGACCTTCGTGCGTACAAGTACAAGGTTGACAAGAGGACGGGGGATGTCCTCAAGGAGATCGTGAAGAAGCACGACGATTGGCCGGACCAGTGCCGGTACGCCCTAGAACCATTCATCAAAGGTAAGGCCGGGTCGATGAACGACCTGGTGTGAAAGGACTGCTATGAACATCAAAGAACTCGCTCTTCAAGGTCACCCCGTCGCGCAGCGCGTGATGGATGCGTTCAATGCAGACCAAGAACGTGATGAACTTGGTAGGTGGTTAAGCGGCGGTGGGCCTGGTACTACCGCCTCTGAAACACGGGACCACGTTGCTTCGGCGCAGTTCCATGCGGTAGCGGCAAAAGCCCATTATGCGCGAGGTGAGCAAGCAGCTGGAAAAGCACATGAAGAAGCTGCAAGGCTTCATACGACGGCCGCTGAAATTCCGAGTCCTTCGTTGGGCAGGTTCACGTCTAGGAAATCATCGGTTGACGCACAGAGGGCTTCAAGCAAAGCTAACGCTGAATCGACTAAAGTCGGTGGTAAATCCTACGCGTACACCCGACGAGATCGTGGATATTAAACCATGCCACGCCATGTGAAATCGTTTGGGGCCGCGCTCGCTAGGTCCAACAAGCCGGTCATGGACGCTGTGCCTGCGCAGACGCGCGATGGGCTCAGCGACTTCGTCACTGGGATGAGCCAGATGTCTCTCAAAAATGAGAAGGTGGGCATCGGGACACCGCGTGACCAGCGGATGTACACGACCTATCAGTCTGTGGCGCCACAGCATCGTGTGCTCCTCGAGAACATCTTCCGCCACTCGTGGCTCGGGCGTCGCATCATTAGCACCCTGCCTGAGGACATGGTGAGGCAGTGGCGCGACTTCAAGTGGGACGGGGTGGAGGACAAGGACAACGACGTTAAGCAGTTCAAGCGCCTTGAGAAGAAGCTCCGGGTGAAGAAGGCCGTGCTCGAGGCGATGAACATGGCCCGCCTCTACGGTGGGTCGCTCATCATCCCCATCCTCAAAAGCCAGTCGGATGACGTCATGGCCGAGCCTATCGACCTCGAGCAGGTGACGAAGGACGACCTCGTGGCCCTGCGGGTCGTGGACCGCTGGCGCTGCTCCCACGATGGGAACTACGATACGGACCCAAGTTCGCCTCAGTTCGGGATGCCCACCCACTACCTGCTAGCGGAGTCCGCGGTGCGGTTGCACCACACGCGGGTCATTCGCTTCGAAGGCCGCTACCTGCCTTATTGGCTGTGGAAGGCTAATGGGATGTGGCACGACTCGACGCTGCAGATTCTCATCAACAACCTCAAGCAATATGACACCGCGACCGCGGCCCTCGCCACGATGATGTTCCAGATGAACATCGACGTCATTAGCCAGACGGACTTGCGCAAGTACCTTGGTACCAAGGGCGGCCCTGAGAAGGTGGCTGAGCGCTTCATGAACCTAGCGATGCTCAAGTCGTTCGCCGGCGTCGCGGTCATCGACAAGGATACTGAGGAGTTCCAACGCCACCCGTACACCTTCAGCGGCGTGGACAAGGCCTATTCGCAACTGATGTACGATGTGTGTGGGGCGGCCGACGTCCCGTTCACTCGGCTCTTCGGCCAATCACCAGCAGGCATGAACGCGACCGGGGAGTCAGACACCCGCAACTACTACGACCACGTGGCAGCGAGGCGGGAGGAGTCGCTCGACGGGCCCATGGACGAGCTCGATCAGTTCTTGGTGCGCTCAGCTCTGGGCACCGTGCCCGAGGATTACGAGTCAGAGTGGAACCCGCTCTGGCAGGAGAGCGCGAAGGAGCAAGCAGACGCCGAGCTCGTGCGGGCTCAGACCGCGACCGCGTACCAGGCGATCGGGGCCATCGACGAGGGCATCGTCGCAGGTGACCTCTACAACCGCGGGGTCTACGGCAATATGACCAAGAAGGACGTCAAGATGGCTCAGGAGCTTGCCAAGCAGCCCGACCCCGTGCCACTTGCCATCAATCCCAAGACTGGCCTGCCTGTGCCGCCAAAGCCAGGAAATGGCGTGCAAAAACAACCAGTTACGGGTAAGGCGGCCAAGGCTGAGGACCCGGCCGAGGACGCCTAACCTCTTGGGTGGCCACAACACTGTGTACAACTAAAGCACGGCATGCCCCATCTGAACGTCATTGAGCACATTCAACCCTGGCCCCACGTAGGTCGGATGCGCAAGCGTCAGGGCCGGCGTCTCAAGCCCATTCGCCCTGACAAGTCCGCTGAGCTTTGGTATAGGTCGCGCCTCTCCGACCTCGTCCAGCACACCTTGACGGTCTGCAAGCAGGAACTCCCAAGCATGCTCCGCGGGTCCTGGCCCACGGTCATGGATGCGGAGCCCGTAGACCGAGCCATGCGTGACCTCAAGGCCAAGCACCTGGCTGGGCTCGACAAGCTCGCGGCCAAGTGGTCGTCGCTCGCGGTGCGGAAGGCGTTGAATGGCGTGGACACGCGACTGGCCAATGAGCTCCGGCGCTCGCTCGGTGTCAACGTCGCTGGCATCCTCACCCAAGAGGGTCGCGTCGCGGGCGAGGTCAAGAAGTTCCTAGCCTGGAACACCCAGCTCATCACGTCTGTGCCCGAGGAGCTGCTGGGCGCGGTCGGGGCCGCGGTCAACCAAGCGTTCGTCTCAGGACAAAGGGCTGAGTCGCTGTCGTCGCTCATCGATGACATTGGTGAGGGCGAGTCTGGCGAAGCTCGCGCTCGGCTCATCGCCCGCGACCAGATGAACAAGATGAATGCGGGTTTTAACCGCGTTCGCCAAGATGACCTCGGCATTGAGTCTTACATCTGGTGGACGTCTGATGATGAGCGCACCAGGCCAGAGCACTTCGCGCTCCACGGTCAGACCTTCCAGTGGGATGAGCCAGGGCCGCTCGCCGGGACCATCGACGGTGAGCCGTGCCACCCTGGCGAGGATATCCAGTGCTTCCCGGGGTCGTCACTGCTCCAACCGTCGTTCGCGATACGAAAAGCATACCGGCGCGCGTATACGGGTAAATTGACCGAGGTTGTTACGGCCTCTGGTGAAGTGCTGCGTGCTACACCAAACCACCCGGTACTTTCGCGGCGTGGTTTGGTCTCTATTCAGAGCCTTAATGTCGGTGATGACCTCTTCCAAGCATCCCTCGAAGGCTTCGAGGTGCCGATAGGTGACCCAGAGCACGTGGTAACCTCGTTTGATGAGGTATTTTGTGCGCTCCAGGCGCTTGGCGTCTCGAAGCGGGTGCTTAGTGTCGCATCGTGGTTCCACGGCGACGGCGCCGACCAGGAGGTCGACGTTGTAGATGTGGATTGGAGCTTGGGGGGTGAAGGGTATCCCGCGCTTTCGCAACGCTTCTGCCAAGACTTTCTCACCTGCGCCGACAAGGCGACTCTGCCTCTTGGCCTTTTTGTGCAACTCTTCGGTGCCACAAACGCGACCTCTAGCAGCCTTGTTCGCGGCGCGTGTAAGGCGCTTTCGTTCCTCTGGGCTAGACGTGCTCATTCTAACGAGCATGCTATCACGTCGGTTGCGTGGCTCGATGCCTTGTCGGCGCAGGTCACTGGCGATGGTGCGACGGCAGATACCAAAGCGATCCGAGAGATTCTTCACGCTTGCTCCGTTAGTGAAGAGCCGTGCAACTTCCTCACGCGGGTATTCTTTCGCGTTGTGTGCGTGCCGGCCTTTGCGGGTATCTGTGGAAACTCCGACGGCGTGAAGGTTGCGGGTAAGCCAACCCTCACCGATGCCGAGGTGAAGGCTCGTATTTTTGAGCGTGCAGCCCGTGGAGAGCAAGCGACGCGCATCGTCGAGGTAAGACATGTTGATTTTTCTGGTCATGTCTACAATCTTACCACGTCGGCGGGTCTCTATGCGACGCAAAACCTCCTTGTGAGTAATTGCCGCTGTGACGCCATCCCGGTAGTCAACATCGACGCGCTCGAAGCCCAAGCTGCGAGCTACGAGGAGACGAACTGATGGGCACCTTGATGAAGCTATCGGCCACAAACCCCATCGCGCGTCGGGTGATGGATGCGTTCAATGCGGGCCAACCGCGTGACGAG